GACCCCAACCCATCATTGCATCCCAAGCCTTGGATGCAAAGTTAGCCACGCCTTGCCATGCGGCCTCTAAGTTGCCAAGCTGACGTTGAGTTGATTGCAGGCTTTCATTCAGCAAGGTTGCTTGCATCTTTGCAGCCTCTTGCAACTTACCCTGCTTCTCAAGAGCCTCAATGTTCTTGTATTGCTCAAGAGTCAGGAAATGGTACTTGTCGTTTAACTGCTTGGCAGAACTTGCTGTGCCGTCCAGCAATGGGATAAGTGTCTTGGCGGCTTCAGCAGCATCAACACCAGAAATCTTTGCGAACCGCAAGACAACTTCGCCAACAGCCTCAAGAGATGTTGCTGTGTATTTTCCAGTTGCAGCCAACTGCTGCATGACATCTCTTGCATCGCCAATTGATGCGTTTGTTTTTGTTGACAACACATTGCCAAGGTTTAAGAGCTTGTCGTATGTAACGCCAGCAAAACTGCCAGTCAAAGTCATTGCGTCTTTGAACTTATCCAGATCATCAACCGCTTTGTACAAGGCGTAACTGACAGAGCCAACAGCAATTGCAACAGAGCCAAGGCCAATACTAAAAGGCGTAAACAACGTGCCAATGGCTTTAAACATATTGCCAATGCCACCCATTGCATCCTTCAACTGACCGCCTTGCTGCAAGATGGCAATAAACGGGCTTTGACCAGAAGCAATCTGCGTGAATAAGTCAGTCGTTTGATATGTCAGGTTCAGCTTCTGCTGCTCGTTCATCTTGAACTGAGCGCCAGTTGCACTCTTTGCCGACATGGCAATTTTGTCGTAGGCGGCAGCTTGGTCCAGCAACTGCTTCTTCACATCAGCAGTGGCGTTCTTGAATCGGCCAGCGGCCATCTCACGCTCAACCATCGTGACTCTGGACACAACTTTGCCGTAGTCATCTGTGGCGTATTTCAGCGCCTTAATTTCTTTTTCGGCAGCGGCTGTCTCCCGGCGAATGGAGTCTTTTAATTTCTTGTTCTCAGAAATTGCTTTGTCAATGGAAGCTGTAAATTCAGCCGTGTCCAAGCCAAGGACAACGCCAAGTCGAGCAATATTTTGTGAAGCCATTATTTCTTCCTCCGCGCCAGTTTCTTGGCATATTCAGGGATTCTGACAGCCAACTGTGATTTTAGTTCAGTCAACACAGACTCGGCGTTTTCTTGCAAGGCAGGGCGCAGAAAAGGTTGAGCAGCCATCTTGGATGTGCCAAATTCGTTGGCAAGAGATACAGCGCTCTTCTTCACAGAAACCACAGCAATCACAGCGTCAGTCTCATTGACGTACTCGCTCATCTTGTCCTTGGCGTTTGGGATTCTGGAGTCAAGACGGATTGTGTCGCGCATGTGGATTGGGTTGTCAGCGTCCCGTGGCTTGTCGCCAACAGCAGCCCTTGATTGGGCCGATGCAAAGACTGAACCCATTGCAGCTTTTGCGGCTGGCGTGAGCGTGTTTCGAGCAACCAAATCACCCCGGAATCCTTCAGCCATGTCTCGCAACTGCTGCTCAAATTCAGCAAACCCTACCAACTTAAAAGATTTGCTTTGCGGGGTGTATTCCATGTCACTCTTTCAAGAATTTCTCCGAACCCGGCTTCATCGCAACAAACGCCAACAGTTGTCGGTTGGTTTGCTCACGCTGCTGCTCTTCACTCAAAGGTGGAACGATGTAGTCGTGCGTTGACGGCAACACATCCATCATTCTGAATGGCTTTGCCGTCTTCTGCATTTTCGAGTTTAAGTTGCCTGTGGTCAAGGAACTTAGCGCCAGCAACAGCGCCTTATTCCCCATCATCCCATCGCTCAACATAATCTCAATGTTTCTCAGGTCATCAACAGGAACTTCATCAGGACACCCACCGTGAGCGTAAATGTACGCTCTGGCTTGTGAGTGAGCGTCCTGAATTAGTTTTTTCGAGCGTCCTTGTAGCCCGGTTGAATCGACTCGGTAATCTTCGCGATAATTTCAAGCTGGACCATCATGGGCCATTCAGCTTCAACTTCCTCATACGTCAGATTGTCCAAGTCGCCAACTTCAGGCACAAGGAGCTTGATGTACTCAACAATTCGTTGCTCCATCAGGATGACGGAGCGCGCCAAACCTTTGGTGGAGCGCCCTTCAACGATGACATCATCCTCAGTGACTTCAACACCTTCAATGATTGAGCCGTCACGAAAGCTGGACGACATCTTCTCGTAGCGAGTGTTCAGTTCGGCTTCATCAATGGTTGTGATTCGATCTTCCAGTTGTTCCATCTCTTTAGTCAAAGGGATGCGAACCTTAAAGATGTGCCCACCAAGTTCAAAAGACTTGGTACGCAAATGTGCAGATGCCTTTTGGTAACTGTCGCCAAAAGCAGATGAGATGCGTGACATGTGATTTCCTTATCGTGTAGTTTTGATGATCTTGTCGTATACAGCCTGATTCAATGCAATGGCGTAAGCCACGGCTTCATCTGGCGTGAGTTTGTCGGCATGATGCCGTGCAATGTCGTGAGCCAAAGCAATGGCCGTAATGCGCTGCTGAGTGAAGCCAAACCAATTCTTGGAAGAATCGGCTTGGCCCACAAGGAAACTCAACAGGTCTGTGTTGTCTTTTATTGTCGTCATATTTTCTTAGGCGTTGTTTGACCAGCCGTAGCTGTTGCCACCGATTGGGTGGATTGTGAAGTTGAACTTGCCTTCAGCAGAAGGAGACATGTCCCAAGACATACCGCCAACCATGCCGTTGAAAGCGTAGGCAACAGTGTCTTCGCCGTCATACACAGCGATGACGTATGTGCGAACGATAGTGCCGTTGTAGCCGTCATCACGGATCAACAACTGAGCAGTGTCAGCAGGGTTCCAAGCAGAAGTGATGCTCAACGAGGTCACTTGGTTCTGAGTGGTGATCTTTGCACCAGTACGAGCGCCAGCAACAGAGAAAGCGGCCACAGCGTCATCAGCACCAAAAGCAGGGATTGCTTCAACAGGCACGTTGATACCGTCAGTGCCAGTGCCACCAGCGGCAGTGCCGATGATGTCAGCAATTTGACCAGTCCAAGTTGACAATTGAGCGTCAGTCAGAGGTGTGGGCGTAGCGCCAGTTTGACACCACAGGGTTGCCACATAACCGGGCAAGACTTTGTTAATGAGAGCCATTTTGAGTTTCCTTCAAAAAGATAGTTGAACAAGTTGTCTTGTATTACGCCGGAACGTCAATGGTGCAATCCAAGAAGATTTGCGCCATATTTTCCTCGTTGTTGTAGCTATTGTAAAGCCACATCACATCAGCTTTTGCGATGAAAAAGCCATCTGACGGACTCCCAAATTGACCGCTATAACCATGCAGGGCTTGAAGCACCTGATTGGAGATAGTGAACCCGTCTTCAATCTTCTGAGTGAAAATCGAAATCTGGAACACTGGACGGTCAATGCCTTTGTTGCTTTGCTGCTGACCTGTATATACAGGCTGGTGGACGTTGCGGAGCATCCAAGTAATGAACTTGGGCTGTGTTGCAAAGTTACGGTTAAAAGCCGCATACACAGGCACAGGCGTGACAATGTTAGCCAGTTGATACTGGATCGCCTGACCATACTGGATGACGTTGTTCTGTGTTGCCATTTACACCGCCGTAACAGGGTCAGCGCGGTAGCACATCATCTTGACGGTCATGCGGTCATTCGATTCACGAACATCCGTAATGCGCCAATCGTTGCCACGCCAGTTGATGGAGTACGACTGTTGGTTGTCAACAATCAGCTTGGTGTTTGGAGTGTAGTTGAATGTGAAGTTCACCAAGTCTTGGTACAGACGGTATTTGTCTGCAATCTTGACGCTGTTCGCCACATCTTCAACACGCGCACGGGTTTGAAACCACTCTGTCTGAGTAGTGGACTGCTCACCAAAAGAAGACTGCCCAAAGGTCAGGTTCTTGATGGTCACATTCTCAAATCGTGCGATTGCCATTGCGACCTCACATTACGAGGGTTTTGTAAGGACGCAACAAAGTCTGAGCACCATAAGGAATGGTCTTCAGCTTTGTTTCCGTTGTGTCCGAACGATTGTTGTACAGATGCGTCAGGATCAACAGGCCAGCCTGCTTAATCACCGGGTATGTGGACAGTGGGTTTGCCACAGTCGTGTACTCAGCAATGATTGGGGCCGTCATCTGTGTGTTGATGTCGGTAGGCAGGCTGGAGATGATGATCTTGTTGCCACTGGCATCATAGTAATACTGAGATGGCTCAACAGCAACAAATGTAGGCGGGAACAAAGAGTTGTAGTAGCCCACAACTTCAACCTCAAGGCCAGCTTGATTTGGATACAGGTTCTGGCTCACCTCTGGCAAATCCAAGCTCACAGGCGTTGCTGTAAGGCTCTCTGCGCCGTACCAAACACGGTACGTTACAGGGAAGATGGACATGCCAAGGAAGTCCTCAATGTACATGCGTGTCGCCAGTTCAAGCGACAAGATGTAAGAGTCCTGACTCTCATCACCAAACAAGTTCAACTGCTGAGTGATTTCTTCAGCAGTCAACCAGTTTGTGACCACATCACGACCAATCTGTTCAACCTTGACATAGTTGAATGGATTGCGAGATTGCCCACCATAAGGCAGGCCAGTCAGAACGCTTTGCACAGTCATAACTGCTCCAATTAGGCGCTCATGCGAACGCCAGCAAACGGGTCACGCACGGAGCTAACCACACGCTTTTCTGCGTACAGTGTAACGAAACCGGGAGTTGTTTGTTCCATCATCTGAATGGACATCTGCTCAGTGTCGCCAATGGTCAGGAAACGAGGCCAGTTGCCCAAGTAAATTGGGAAGGAGCTAGACAGGTACGGGTTTGGAATCACGGGAAAACCAAACATGCGGCCAACAGCAGCACCGTCTTCATCGCCAACTTCCAAGAACAATGGCAGACCTTGCGAATCCTTCAGGCTACGCAGCGAGTCAATCATGGCAGGGCTAATATGCCAAGCGTTACCGGGCAATGCCCAATACTGCGATGGGAATGCGTTTACGACATCAACAATGTTGTTGTACGTCACGCCGCCACCTGTCTGAGCCACGGTAGCAATGCTGTGGATGCCGTTTGTGATGGCAGTGCCAGATGTGCCGTAGGCGCTTGTTGAAGCACTCACGTACATGTCCAGACCGCGCAAGCCAGAGGTTGCGCCAGTGGTTGTTGTGGTCGAGCCAGCTTGGTCATTGTTGATCGCCATAGAAGCGCCTTCAACTTGGGCAAATTCCAAGGCGAGGTCTTCAACAATGGAAGACTCAAGGCCGTTAACGTCAGACATGACAGCCGAACGGATAGGCAGTTGAGCAGTCACCACACGCACGGGCAATTGCCAGATGCTGGTGTTTGTGTTTGGAGTACCAGTGTTGTTTTGAACCGGGTAGCCCCAAGGGTTTGTTTGGTATGTTGCGTTACCAGTCTTGGCAACAAACTGCATGTCAGAGCCAGCAACAGGCGTAATGCGCGAACCCATACGGAAGGGGTTTGCATAACGCAGTGCGGCGAAAGCATCATCAAAAACTGCACGACCACCCACACCCGAACCAGAGCCAGTGATTGCAGAGGCTTCTTTCAGGTCGATGTTGACTGTGCCGCCTTCGGTAATGGCTTGCTTGATTCCAGCGAGGATTTTTTCAGTGATGGTCATGGCAATTTCCTAAAGTAATGGCGCAAAAAGGAGGGGTCGTAGCCCCCCCATTTTTATCAGGTCGCAGTGCCTGTCGAACGGTAGCGAACGCCTGCAAAGGGATCGCGCACCGAGGTTGCCAAACGCTTCTCACCAAAGAAGGTGATGTAACCGGGCAATGTCTGGTCGTAGCGGCGCATGACCATGTTCAAGCGGTCGATGATGGTGTGGAAGCGGCTCCAGTCAGCAAAGTACATTGGGTACAGGCTGGTAGTGCCAGCAGTGCCAGTAGTTGTCTGGCTAGGATTGTCCAGATACTTGTTGACCACCACATCAAAGCCCAACAGACGACCAACGATGCCGTTGGTTTCCAGAGGGGACATACGCTCAAACACAGGAGTGCCGTTGTCGTCAACCAAGCCACGGATTTGCGACAGCAAAACAGGACTCACGACAAACTTTGCGCTTTCAGTCCAGTACTGCTGTGGCAGTGCGTAGATGAAGTTCACAACGTCTTTGTAAGTGATGTTTGCAGCGCCAACAGTGTTAGCGTTGGAAGTCAACTGGTCGTAGGTAGCCAAGCTGTGCAAGCCAGATGTGGAGCCAGTACCAGAAGAACCGAAAGCAGCAGTAGAAGTTGTACCGCCAGTGTAGGTGGAGTTAGCACCGCCGTATTGATCCAAACCGCGCAAACCATCAGCGCCGCCTGTGGCAACAGTAGTGCCGTCACCGCTTTGGTCGTTGTTGGAGATCATGGACAGAGCTTCGTTCTGTGCGAATTCGGCCAGCATGTCATCAACCACGTTTGCTTCCAAGCCATCAATGTCGTCCAAAGCCGCAGTACGGATTGGGAACT